CCATCTTCCATCATATGTCCACGAGTTGCCTTAAAACCATTGATCTCAAGGTGTCCCATTGCAATCTTTGCCTTAGAATTTTGAATTGCTTCAAGACTATCTGCATGATTATCTACACTTATCCAAGGTAAAAGAAGAATATCTAGTCCACCAATATTAACATCAGTTGCTTTTGAATATGTCTTTATATTAGTATAGTCATTTAATAATAACTCTGGAGAGTTGATTTCATTTGTGTTCTTATAATAACAATCATGATTTCCTGTGATTGCGTGAACCTGATACTTCTTCATTGGTTCAAACACAACTCTCTTAGCCCACTCAAGACTATAGTAATCAATTGACTTACGACTATCAAATACATCACCCATGTGAATGATGGTATCAATGCCTTCCTCCTCTAGCGAGGGGAAGAATACATTTTTGTAGAATAGTTCAAAATAGTCATGTAAATGTTTTGAACCCTTACGAGCACCGTAATGGGTGTCTGTTATAATAGCAACTCTCATCTATTTTTCTTCTGTGCAATATTATCCTTAATTGTATTATACTCAGACATTGCTCCTGTCAAGGCTCCTCCTTCATCAACATGCATAACTTCATCAAATCCAGTCTTTTCAATAATTTTATTCTTAATATCTAACTGTTTCTTTTCTTTTTGTATTCTTCTTAGAAATGCATAGTGTATAATTTGAGTAAAATATGCAAAAGGATTCTTCGATTTTTCTGGATCAAAATTGTGAATATACTGAACACAGTTCTCAATACCGTCAGATATCATATCATCACGGAACATATAATTTACAAAGTTTGGTTTATATGACAAGTGTGTAGCGATCTTCAAGAAACATGATCCAAGATAATTAGTAATTCTAGGTTTTGGTAAATCTTTTTCTTTTGCAATAGCAACTTTCTCTCGATAGACTATCAATGCCTCTAAGAGTTCTTTGTTATTTACATAGTGCTCAGACTTCTTTCTAGGCATGACATCTTGTTCGTCTTAACTATATTCCATTATAGCATATTTATTTTGTTTGACAAGTTTAGTGACAAGGTGACAATTATTTCAGTTTCAAGAGGTGACGGGGTGACGAACTTAACATACTTGACAAAACCTTATAATATGTGTACAATAACCTTTGTGAGGTTTGAAGGCAATTAAGGCTCCTTTGAATCAGATTTAAATAGCTCTTCAAGAGATTGTCTTTTTTTCTCTACACTAGAAATATAACCTAATCTGGGGTCGCCCGATAGTTTTACTTTACCTTTTTTACTTCGAGACTGAATTATTTCAATATCATCAGAATCCTTTTCTTCAATATATTGTTTATAAATCTTAATAAGTTTTTGATCTTTACATTCTGTCATTGTAATTACTTTATCCATTTTCATTACAAACATATCTTCATCAGTCATTTCCATCCAAGGAGTCACTTTGATATAACTGAGTTGGCTCATTTGATTTAATGGTTTCATCTTAATTGGATTATGTAAAATTAAGATAGGTTGTTCATCAGATTCATCCACGCAAACCATCGCGAAGATTTCCTCTCCGGATACTAGTTTAAGAATGCTGTAGAATTCGTCTCCCATGTTACTTTTTGAATGAGATGTTGATGATATCATAATTAAATTTTTCATAATTATAGATTTTGAGTCTTTCAATTAGATGATTCAAAGTATAGTTTCTTCTTGATTTGTATGTTGCATCATCTGCTATATCATACAAAGTTGCTTTTACTTTGTTTGTTCCCTTTCTGAGCACTCTTCCAATTGATTGGAGATTTCGTATACGCGACTTGGAGGGAGAAGCGAAAATGATATTATGAAGATTACGAATATTGATACCAGTAGAGAAAGTTCCGTAGGAGGCCACGATAATCGCATTTTTTTCATTTTCAGTAATTTCTCTAACTTTTTCTCGATCTTCAGCACCCACTCCACCGTGAACAAAAAAAGTTTGACGCTGTTCAAGTACATTATTATTTATGAGATCAAATAAAACCTTTCCATGACCTTCAACTCGTGAAAACAGTATAAGTGTATTGCCTTTAAGATCCCAAGCTAGATTACGAATGAATTTATTTCTTTTCTCGTTTGTAATTATAAACTGTATTTCATCTTCAAATGTTTCAAACTTTTGCGGTGGATGTTTAAGAAGTAAAATATTTATGTCAAGTTTTGCAACATGACCTTTGGTCATGAGGTCTTTCGTCCCTACAATTTTGTATGAAGGCCCAAACAAACCCTCTAAAACCCACTTATGAGTCTGTGTTCCATCCAGTGTGCCAGTAAATCCAAACCGATATTTTGCATGGTCAAGTTTTGTCATTATAGATATTAATGACTTTGATTTAAATTGGTGAGCCTCATCCCCAACTACAACACTAAATCTTTTAAAATAATTTCGGGGGAGTTTGTAGATTGATTGCCAAGTCGTTATGATTACCTGAGAGTCTGTCTCTCGTTCTTTTCCTGCGTAAATTTTGTGGCAAAATGAACCAACGTCCCATCCATAATCCCCAAAGTCTTTATACATCTGTTCTACTAACGAAGTCGTCGGAACGACTATCAGAGTATTTTCACCTCGCTCAACATAATATCTCACAATCGAGTATATCATCAGAGACTTACCTGAAGCAGTTGGGGATATCAACAACTTTCTATTATGTCTTAAAGCGTCGTATACTCCCTCAATTTGGTATTCACGGGGAGCATACTTGCTGATTGATGTTATATAATCCTTGACACCCTCATATGAGATATTCTCATTGACTTCAAATGGAGTCCCGTAGTATTCGTTGTCTACAAATGAATAACTATAATCGTGATCTTCGCAAAACTTTTTTATCTTATCTAATAAACCAACATATATCTGTCCGTTGTTTATATTGAAGAGTCTTATCTTTCCATCCCAGTATCTTTTGCGATACTGTGGCATGAACTTAGCTCCCGGTAACTCAAATGTAAACTGATCAGACAGTTCATAAAACACATGAGGATCCGACTCTATCTGAAGATAGACTTCATTCTTCTTCAATATTGTCAAATGAGACATGACTATAGGTATCACCTATAGTTATTTATTACCTCTCTCTTTGAGTGAAATTGATACCTTGCATATGATCAAACTCATGTAAAAAGACTCTTGCAGCAAATCCCTCTAACTTTACCTTATGATCAACCTTATTCTCATCTTCATACTTTACAACAACAGTCTCTGATCTTTCTACCTCTACAAACTTATCTGGATATGATAAACATCCCTCTTCCATTACAACCGTCTTCGAGGATTGCTTTACTATTCTAGGATTGAAACAAGTAAGTATTTCATTATATTCAAGATCTTTTACCATGATAAAAACTCTCTCATTGATGCCTATTTGGTTAGCAGAGAGTCCTACTCCATTATGATGTACCATATTCTCATAAAGAATCTTACTCAACTCTGTACGATCTAAATCATAACTACATTTTTTCACTCTTTCATGTAGTATTGGATGTGTATTAGGTGTTAATTGTAGTATCATTAGAATCCTGATTGAAATCTTTGCCACTCGATGGCATTTTTTATTTGGTATGTACGGCCAGATATATTTCTAATTATCTCTTCAAGGAATTTAAGTGTCACATCATAGTATCGTATCTTCATATCTACCTGACTAAGTTTTTCATCTGCATCCAGATATCTTTGAATGGCATCCTTTTCTCTTACCTTAAAACTAAAAGGTTCTTCAATATAAACCTCTGCAGGTGCTTTACCAGTGTAATAGTTATGTCTATCAAGTTTGACTTTACTATATTGATCTCTTGCTTTTTCTCGCAAAAGTGTTATCGTATTATAGATCGTATAATATTTTGAGTGAAGTTGAGGTATTTTTAGTGACTCATCATGTAGGTTATCAGGATCAATGACAGCATCACGCTCCCACATCTCCTGAATTTTGTCAAGATTCATAGCAAGTTGCCAGAAGTATCAGTTATATTATACACAGTATAGCGGAAAGATGCACTAGCTGTAAAGTAGTTTATATCAGTTTCTGTTGCATCAAAACTGAGAGAGGTTAAAGATACTGGAAAAAGGTTTTTAAATTTAACAATTGCTACATCACGAAGATTACTATTTAAAATATGAAGTCCTCCATCACAAAACTGCTCTTCCAAATCACGAATGCCATCTGAGTCTGTTGTTTTATTAATAAACTGTTGAGGTGTTTCTGGAAATCCTAGACCTGTTAACCAATTATGAACTGCCATGTAGTTTTCCATGTTCTCATCAACTAAGAATCGAATATCTAAATCACCATATGTTAACTTTTCACCGGGGACATCAATATTTTTCAAGTAAGATGGTTGTTGATAAGTTCCTAAAGTTATCTCCGGTATCAGTGCAGAGTTACAAAAAAATGTTATTTTAGGAAATTTTGCAAGAGAAAACTTAAACCCTACGGGCGAGAGAAAATTACGATTTGCGATCTGTCCGGCAAGTGGGCCACGAGTCGATGAGGTCATTTTTTAGTTTTCTTCTTCATTGAATTAATAAATTTACGATAAATCGCTGCTTCAGCAGATTTACCCATCACCCGTGCTCGCTGCTCCATTGCGATTGCTGCCTGAATCTTGTGAGCATGAGATCTATTTGATTTTCTAATCTTTGCAACACTGGATCTCGCTGTTGATTCATCTTTGAATCCGAGTCCATGTATCGTGCCTTTTGGATCTTCATCTGTATATAAGTCTGAGTGTTTTTTAGATTTTGCTGGTTGTCCTTTCTTTCTAGGTATTCTAGGGTTAGATGATTCAAGGAACTGTTGAAGAGTTTTCATTCTCCTCCACCTCCTCCATTACCACCTCCACCGTTGCCACCACCGTTGCCACCGCCATTGCCACCATTGCCATTACCACCATTACCATTTCCGTTTCCTCCATTACCATTACCATTACCATTGCCACTATCAGAGCGATTGTCTCCACCACGATAGTATCTCCCTCCAAAACTAGGATAATACTTATATCGTTTTGTGGGAACACAACTTTTAAGTTTTGTATCAAATCTGTATCCTTTAGGGCACTTTGCTGATTGTGCCTCGTCAAGAAACTGGTCGAGGTTTTTCATTATCCGTTGATAATCATATTGTACCATTCTTCACTCATACCACCAATAATGGCATCAGCATCCTGTTTACTTGAAGCATAATTTTCTGTAATTAAATAGTCAACGAGTTTTTCGTAGGCTATATTTGCTTCTCTCATTTGTCTGGGAGTTTGTTTCATGGCATCAATATTTTTAGTTATTTAGTTATTCGGTGACGACAGTACAACCGGCCCATCCACCATTCTTACCATCATTATTTGTGGTTAAGTATGTTGGATTATTAGTATACTGTTTTCTATCATCGTATTTATCAGACCATCTTTGATTACCAATGTAATATACATTGACACTTGAATTAAGATGACTGGGTTTCTTGATGTGGTAAGGCATCTTCTTCTAGTTTTTTTACTTTTTTTGCGTAGAAAATGTCAGCTGATGAATATAAAAATGGATTTTTCTTTGCCCTTTTGATGATAAGTTTAGCTGCTTTTTTGTCTTTCATATAGGTATTTAGCACATAAAAAAAGGGGGGTAGACCCCCCTTGCTATATCACACAGCGTACACTTCTTAGGTAAAGACTTCCTTACAAATGCGTTTACATATATGTTGGTCATCATCACAAT